TTGCTGGTACTGTTGGTGGAACTATTAGTGCTAATGGTAATGGTGCCGCTGGTCAGAATGGCGCTGGACCTCCTCCAAAGACAGTTGTATCAACTGCTGCTGGAACACCAACTGTTACTTCTAGTGCTGCAAATGGAAATGCTACTTCATCTAATGCTGCAACAAGAGGCACAACTGCTAATGCTACTAGATTAGATCTAGGAACCCCTATCGTAACAACTAGCGCCAGTGATGGCGCTGTTAAAACACCAAAAACGATTGATGTGACTAGAACTACCACAGTTGTTGTTACTACACCAAGAGCAACTACTACAACATCAACAACACCAATTACTACTGTTACAACAACTGTAACACCAAGAACTACTACAACTACCACTGTTCCTGTTACTGTAACCACATACTCTGATGGTACAACAGAATCTACAGACGGTACACCCGTAGTAACAACATCTACTGTAAACGTAACAACAACTAGCTCTACAACAACGAATGAAGTTGTAGTAACAACTGTAAATGATTCTGTAGTACAAACAGCATCCTCGAATCAAACAGCTTCTGTTTCGGCTGTTGGGTTAAAGGATGCTCTTTCTGTTAATCGTTTCAACCCATTCCTAGTTGACGCCATCACAACCAAAGATGGCGCATGGGTAACTCCTTTAATGGGTTATGCTAAGGCTGGTGGTAGAATTGATACAAGTTCTATTGGTTTCGGTGCGCAAAAAACATATGAAAATAATACTTTTGGTATCGCTGGCACATTTGGTAAAGCCGATAGCTCTCAGTATCTAAACTCAAAGTCAAAGTCAGACTCATATGGCGCTACTGCTTATATTCTTAATAAACAAAACGCTGTATGGGCTAAGGTATCTGGCGGGTTCAATGTTTCTGAATACAGCACTACTACTTCTCTACCTATCTTTGCTCTTGTAAATTCGAGTAAGGTAAAGGTAAACAATTACTACGCTGATCTAACTCTTTACTCGGGTAAAGAAGTTTACGGATTCAGACCACTTGTTGGTGCAACTATGACTAAGTCAGTTGTTATATCTGCAGTTGAATCTGGCTCTGCTCTACTTTCAACTCTACCTGAAAAGGATGCGTTTGAAGTCCGTCCATATGCTGGCGTAAGATATGACCTTAACTGGTTCGGTGCAGAAGCCAGAGTAACTCAGTCTAAGGACTTTGGTACTGTTGGTCAGCTTCGTGCCTCTGTTAAGAAGGAAATCTACAAAAACGTATCTGTTGATTTAACAGGCGGGTTTGATAAGGGTAAAAACTATACCGCTGCTGTTGGTATGGTTGGCTTGAAGGTTAACTTCTAAATATTTCCAACACTCTATTAACATACTTAGAACGCTCCATGACGAAAGTCTGGGGCGTTTTTTCGTCGTCAACAGCTATGATGATAGCGATTTGAGGAACAGCGAACTTGTACGTCCATTCGAACATCATCGAATAAACGGTAGACTGAAGGAAGTAGTTTTCGATCCACTCTTCCTTCTTTGGCTTGCGAGAAGTTTTGAAGTCAATAATTGATAGCTTACCGTCATATTCAGCAACAAGATCTGTACGCCCAGCGCATCTCAGTGCCTTTGAATATAAAGGAAGCTCGATGCCTAATATGTTATCCACATGTTCATCGAGCGTTCCTTGAATAGATTTAAAAGTTTCAACATTAACAGGCATCTGATCCCTAAAGATATTTTCCTCGTTAAGAACATAACGCTCTGCAATTAGATGAATTGAAGTTCCACGACGAGCAGCCTGATTAGAGATACGATCGGCTTCTGCATCACCAACCTTCTTTCTCCATTCAACCAAAGCTGTTTTATCTGTCTTTTCGCCAAGGATAGACGTAACTGATTTTAATTTCGTTTCGCCGTCGGGAAGCACGTAGTGGCGCTTCCCGTCAATCGTTTCAGTAGTCAGTTCCACGAACGGAACGAAATTATGTTTAAACTTCTTCATGCTACAATTTTCAACCTATTCTTTTGAATAATATAATCTTTAACCATTGAACTTCTAACAATATCATTCTCGTCAAAGTCAATGAATGTAAACGACTTCATACGCTCAATGATACGCATAAAGTCAATCAACCCGTTCTTATCCTGTTCTTTGCTAAAGTCAGACTGCCTAAAGTCGCCCGAAAAAATGACTCTGCAATTACGACCAACACGGGTAATCACAGAGTCAAGTTCATGAAGGGTAAGGTTAGCAATTTCATCAACAATGATAATACAATCGTTTAGAGTTATACCACGAATAAACGACGTACTGATAAACTCTACGATGTTTTTATTCTTAAGGTAATCATAAGCATCCCCTCTATTGAATAGCTCAGAGCAGATAGCATAATATGGGGCTTCGTATACCTTGGCTTTCTCTTTCGAGTTGCCAGGTAGAAACCCCATATCTCTTGTTGGAACGACAGATCTTACAATAACAAGTTTTTTATATCGACTATTTTCAGAAAGTATTTCTTGCAGTCCAAGATATACAGAGATAAAACTTTTACCAGTTCCGGCTATCCCATGAAGCATTAGGTTCTTGCCCTGATTATATGCCTCGAAGGAGAGCTTTTGATTTTCTGTTAGCGGTTCTACCTTTTTAAGATTGAAATTTATCTTTTCCTGTATGTTAACAACTTTTTGATTTGATTGACGAAGGATTCTTTTTTCTTTTCTTGTTAATCTTGTCGTTTCCATTATGACCCTTTAAAAATTATTAATGGTACTCCCTGCGATACCTTTAGAATTCTTTTTCTTCATATCTTTAAGTAGATCACGGAACCCTTGATCGGGTTTACCAAAGCCTCTACCAGAATGAATTCCAGGAGCACCATTTACGAGTTGCGTTATTTGTGGGTTACTTTTCAAGTATTCATCTAGAGCCGAGATACTCATAAAGTCCTCGTGCTCCTCGCCAGTGTCATTATTAAGAAATTTATATGTGGGCATTAGCGTCTTTCATCTTCATCTGGCCATCCGGCATCGTCAGCCATTTCATCATAGATATTATCGTAGGCATAATCGTCTTCATCTTCAACAAGCGCAGTAATATCTTTTGTCTTTAAAGCTCGATCAACTCTCTTTTCAGTTTTCCTCTGAATATAATTTGATCTAACAACGAAGTTTTCATTCTCGTCGTCGTAGTAATCGTTTTTACGAAACTTTTTAAACTGCTTGCTCATTTGGGATTAGTCCTGGAAGTGCCTCTGTTACATGTTGAAGTGTGATGCCCTTAATTGGCTTCTTGTCCTTAATTGTGCATAGGAGCTCTGCATCTTTTGGTGCACAGTTCTCAAGCAACTGTACGAACATTGTTTCGCGCTTCATCTGCTTAAGGTCAGGATGAAACCCTTCAATAAAATATGTAAGCTTTTGAGTTTCCTTGATAAGGACATGTTCCTGATCAACAAGATCATTTGGCTTATAAGGAGGTATGCCTTCTGGCAATGACCACTTTACATTAGGATCGTAACAACCCTGAAGTATAATCCTCAAAGGAAGGCTATCATTATACTTAAGAGCATCAATCTTTTCCTGTGTTCTCTTAAGTCTGCCTACTTTTTCCAAAAATTCTGCTAGTCCGACCACCATTAAAATTCTCCAATAGATTCCATTAAATTTTTAAGTTTGTTTGCGATAAAATAATTCATCAGTTTTTCTCTACCCTTACCAGTTTGACCTTGATAAGATTCCATAATCTTTTCTTTGATTTCTTTCGGTATATAGTGTAAATCAATCAGCTTCCTATTGCGCCAGTAGTTGACGAACAAAGGATGATCAAATTTGGCCTGTACATCGAGTTCGATCAAAGCATCGATTTTCTTTTGAGTCAGCGGTTTCTGACGGTCCCCAACAACAAAGCAATTATCAGAAGAGAGTACGTTAGGTATGCCATCGCCGCTGTCTCCCTTTAGAACGTGTTCCAGAAGATAACGATCTGGGTCTTCGTGAGTAATCCACTTCTTACGGACAGGGTCGTACTGCTTTACGAATTGATAAGAATGAAGCTGAATGAAATCTTTATCGCCTGACAAAATAAGAACGTCTTCGGTCGAAGGAGCTTCTTCAACCAAAGTAGCAATAATGTCATCCGCCTCGGCAGATTCAATATCGATAACTCTGTAGGGGAAATATACCTTAAGCTCTTCGCGAATCTTATTCATCGTTTCGAAGATAGAACGCCAGTCCATTTCGGACTTCTCTTGGTTCTTTTTGCGGTTAGCCTTATAATAAGGGAAAACCTGCTTACGCCAGTAGTTAGTATTATCACAGGCGATAACCATCTCGCCATACTTACTACCGAACTTTGTTTTGTATGAGCGGAGAGAGTTTAGGATCATATGGCGAACCATATTTTCCTCTACCTGCGCATTTGTATGGTTGCCCAACTGCATGAGCAAATTCGACAACATAACCTGATTCAAATCAACAATGATCACATTTCACCTTTTTTAAACTATCTCGACTACTTCGCTCTTTTTCAACTTCAAGTTTAGCTTCTCTACAATTCTAAGAACTCCCTCTTCCTCGGTATCGGGTTCGAAGATGTTATCGGCTATCTGTTGAAACGGATGGTATATATCGTAGTGCTTGCAAAGGATGGAGCGTATTGCTTCTACAATGAAAGCCCCATCCCTTAGTATTTCTGGGTCTTCGTCATCGGAAATACCAAACCCTGCTATCTCAAGATTATTGAAAATAAGCGGGGCTAAATTTGAAATCGTTTCTTGAATATGGTAATGTTTCATCATCTCAACATTGCGAGTAATTTCTTCGATTACTACTTCATCACGATTTTGGTTGTTATTCTGTTTAGGAAATTGAATAACGTTGTTACTATTCATATGGTTTCCGATTTTAATATCATAGCCTATAATAAGAGCTTAGTCAATTATTATTTAGGTAGATCAAGTTTTGTAATAGAAAACTTCACCTGGGACCTTCCGATCCTCGACCTTGTTAAATTGCATCAGTAGATCGTCCATGATAATCCTCCACTGAGACCCAATCTTATTCAAGTTGAACCTGTTATCAGCATACGCCTTGACGAACCTAAGATAGTTCTGAGCCTCGTCCTTGTTAACGATACTGATAGCATGATCAAGATTATGATAGAACAAAGCAGCATGCTTACGGCGATCATCAAGGAACTGATACATCGAGGTAAGACCACCAGATGTTTCTGAAAGTGCACCGTAATTAGGATGTACGCAAACCAGTCCAGCCGACATCGACTCTATCAATACTCGACAAGAGGTTTCCTGCCAAATAGACGGATAAGCAAGGATATGAGCCTTTGAAAGAGCTTCTCTCAATACACTCTGTTCTGCAAATCCATGATAGGTCATCTGAGGGTGCTGACGAATCTTTTCATAAAGAGGCTCGAACTGCTTATCAGCATCTGGCCAACCATAGATAGAAAAGCTAGAAAACACATCTAGATGAATATGGCTGTGCTTCTCGGCAAGAGCTTCAAAAACAGGAACAAGAATCTCTAGCCCTCGCTGAGGAGTAGAGAAGTAGATAAGTCGAACTTCGTCCTTTGATTTTTGTACTTCAGGGAAAACTTCAAG